GCGACCGAGTACACCGCCCAGGCCGAAGCGCACGAGGACTGGGCGGAAGCGGACCGGCGGGAGCTGGCCGAGCTGGGCGAGATGGGCAGCCCGCCACAGGAAATCGTCGACCGCATGGACGAGCTGGTGGACAACATCGGCAAGCACGTCGAGGCGGAAGCGGAATGGCGCGGCAAGGCGCGTGCGGCGGCGGAGATGGCCGACCGCGCGGCGGCAGGCGAACCCGCCAACTAACCCCAGCAGCGGGGGGACCACGCGGGCTGGCGTGGTCCCCCCGCTCGATCCCGTAGGAGGAATCGTCGTGCTGCCTCGCACTCCGGTAGTGGCCGGTGTGGTCGGTGTGGCCACCCTAGTGGCCGGGCTGGCCGCGTGGGCCGCGGCCGCGTCCTGGTGGGCGGTCGTCCTGGCCGGGCTGGTGCCCGTGGCGGCGGCGGCCGTGGTCGCGCGCCGCCGGCTGTACGGCAGCGTGCGGCTGGCGGCGGTCCCGTCCGCGCGGCGCACGTTCGCGGCGTGGCTGGTCACCCTGGCCGCCGCAGTACACGTGGCCTGGGTGGCGGCGTGGGCCTGGTCGCCGGCGTGGGTGTTGCTGCTGCTGCCTGTCCTGCCGGTGCTGGCGTGGGCCGAGTGCGGCGTGACGCTGCTGGTACGGCAACACGTGCTGCGTGCACGCACGCGTACCCGCGCCGACGTGGCCGCCCAGCGGCAGCGCCAGCAGCTGGAAGCGCCGGCGGCCGTGCGGAAGTTCCGCGCCGCCCTGGACGAGGGGGAATGGGGTTACGTCCAGGTCGACAACCGCTACGAGCAGCGCGGCCCGGCCTGCAACGTCTTCCACTGCACGGTGCCGGCACGGGCCACCGCGCGGCTGTTGCAGGAGGCGACGTCGGAGAAGCGCACGCTGATCCCGTTCGACGAGAGCAGCGGGCCGGTGCTGGCCCGGGCACTCAGCCAGGTACTGGAGATCCCGCTGCGCGAGAAGTGGGTGACGGTCCAGTCGACCGGGTACGCGGGCTACTACGACGTCACCGTGTTGACCCGCGACGTCATGGCCGACATCCGCCCGTTCGTCGACGACCTGTCGCCCGTCGACCTGTCCACGCCGTGCCCGTTGGGGGTGCAGTCGGACGGGTCGGTCGGCGCGCTGCTGTTGCAGGGCCACGGGGTCATCGTCGCCGCATCCGGTGTGGGCAAGTCGAACCTGCTGATCCAGATCACCAGCTTCCTGGTGCGGACGGGCGCGGTGGTGTGGGCGGCAGGGCGCCGCAAGCAATACGAAACGTGGGCCCAGTACCTGCTCAAGTACCTCGACACCCGCCACAAAATGGTCATCGACTGGCTGGTCAACGGCCAGTACGACACGGTCGAGCTGCTGCTGGCCACCTGGCTGCTGGCGCAGGATCGGCTGGCCACCCCGTTCGACGAGCGCGACGACTGGGCGCCGCTGTACGTGATCCTCGACGAAGCCACGGACGTGCTCACCGACACCAGCGTGGTGATCGAGTACCAGGGCGAGTGGTACGACGCCTCACGGCTGATGGGCATGATCAGCCGGGGCGTCAAGGCCGCGCACATGTACTTGATCATCGTGTTGCACCGGTACGTCAACGGCCAGTTCGGGCACGAGGGCGGCAACATCAAGGTCGCGTTCGACTGGACGATCGTGCTGCGCAGCAACGACCCGGGCGACGCGCCGCGGGCGCTGGGCACGGGCAGCCTGCCGCCGCTGGAACACCCGGGAGAGCTGTACGCGCGGCGGGCAGGCGGGCCCGTCCTGCGCATCAAGGCCAGCTACGTGCAGGAAGTCGGCAAGCCCCAAGCGCCGCAGACCGGTGGCGTGACCATCCCCGAAGTGGGTTGGGCGCGGCGGGGCATGGCGAACACGCTGCACGGCCGCAGCGCCGCAGCCGCCGGCTCGCACTACGCGGACCGTCACCAGTACGTCACCCAGGACCTGATGGCCTACCTGCAACGCGGCGACGACGACGTACGGCCGACCGTCACCGGGCGCGGCCCGGCCAGCCAGGCTCGGCGCGGCGGCCGCGCTGCGGACATCGAGGACCGGGCTTACAGGGAAACCCTGGCCAAGCTCGAAGCCGCGGCCGGGCTGCGGCCGGCGGCCGAAGTCACCGACGTCGCACCGGCGGCGCGGCGCAAGGTCGCGCGGCGGGACCTGGTGGTGCAGCTGCTGCGTGAGCACGGGGCGATGGACTCGGGCCGGCTGATCGAACTGCTACGCCAGAACGGCGACGCGGTGACCAACCCCAACGCGGTCTACAACCTGCTGGCCGGGATGCGGGATCGTGAGGGGGTCCTGGTGCAGCACGACGACAAGACGTTCGACTTGGCCGACCGGGTCGCAGCGGCGTGACTCACTCACACACTCACACACGTGCCCCTACCTGCGCATACGCGGGTGTGGGCACGGGTGAGTGTGTGAGTGAGTGACCGGGAACGAACGGAGAGGGGAAGCGACATGACCGGGGAAGCACAGACCATGCTCGGGACGCTGGCCGTGTGGGCGGGCGTCGCGCTGCTGGTGCTCTGGGCGTTCCGGCGACCGGGCACGCCGATGTTCAGCGGCCCCCGGTGGCAGGTGCAGCAGGTCCCGCTGTGGGTCTGGATGGCCGGCGGAGCGTTCGCCGGCGCGGGCAAGTGGCAAGGCACGTGGCTGCTGTACGGCATCCTCGGGCCGATCATGGCCCTGGTCTTCGTCGCCGTCCTGGTCCAGGTCCGCCGCCACGAACAGCGATCGGCGAGCACCACCGCGCGCACGCCGGCGATGCGGTCATGACGGCCGACGCCACGGTGACGTGGCTGGACGAGCTGACCTCCGCGGTCCGGCTGCACGCGCGCGGCCGCGCGGGCCTGGCCGACGTCCAGGCGATGGTCGAGCGGGTGGGCGCGGACTCCCGGGACAGCGGGGAGACCCCGGCCCAGCAGATGGTGCGGATGCTGCTGGTGGTCGCGGGCCAGGCGATCTCCGACCACGGCCACAACCGGGAGCTGTACGACAGCGCGAAGAACCTGCTGGCGCAGTGCGACCAGCGTGTGCTGGACAGCATGGGCGCGCCCGGCATCCTCCGCGTGTACGACGAGGTGATGAACGCGGCCGTGTCGATCAACGCCGTGCGGGACGCGCGGCGGAGACACTTCGGGTCATGACCAGCCAGGTCACCGACGAACGCCGTGCCGCGCTGCTCGCCACCAGCGCGGCACACGCGCGCCGGCGGTTCGACGGCCGCCGGGGCCGGCTGTCGGCCAAGGGCGCGGTGCACGACGTGAGCCTGCGGCCGTGGTTCGGGGTGGAGATCCCCGGCCCGGCCTGCCACATCGGGGTGGGCGGCTGGGACTTCACGCGCTTCCAGCCGACCAGCGACGCGGTGACCTGTCGCCGGTGCCTACGCGGAAACGGGCTGCGCGCCGCGCCGGTGGCGACCCACCCGCACGGCGCGCAGCTGGCGCTCGACCTCGACGCGCTGGCCGGCTAAGCCGGCCAGCTCCAGCCCCTCAGCGCCTTGTAGATGGCCTGCACCGACACGCCGCGCGCCGCGGCGATGGCGTCGACACCGATGCCGGCGTCGGCCAGGGCGCGGTAGGTGTGGGAGCGGCACGCGGCGACCACGTGGTTGATGGCCGAGAGACGTCCGTCCAGGTCTTCCAGCAGCACGTCGGTGCTGTCCGCCGCCGGCAGCAGGTCTTGGGGTGCGGCCTTGGCGCACCGTTCGGCGTACTCGGCCAGCCAGCGGGCTTGCTGCGCCAGCGATTCCCACGGCGTGGGGTTGGGCAGCGGCGGGCCGTCCAGCAAGGCCATCGGGTCGTGGTCGGTGGTCGCTTCTTCAGCCACTTCAACAGTCCTCTTCGGGTGGTAGGAAGAGCAGCGGGCGCCCTGCTCGGTACCGACGAGCAGGGCGCCCGCTGGCTTCGCGTGGATGGTCAGGCGGCGGCCAGTGCCTGGACTGCGACGATCACGCGGTCGTCGTCGTCGCGCAGCTCCACGCTGTAGGTGCGGCCCGCGATGATCCGGTCGCCGTCCGCCGCGACCGTGTTCGTGCGCATGATCTCGATGGCCCGGGCGGCGGTCAGGCTGCCCAGGCTGAACGGGCCGGACTCGACGATCCCGTGGTCCGGGGTGGACAGGGTCATCTTGGTCGCGGAGTCGAGGTCGAACAGCGGCGCCAGGTCGGCCAGGTCGGTGGACTCGATGGCGTCGCGGATCAGCTCGCCGTAGCCCTGGGTGGCGGGGTAGACGCCGTAGAAGTCGTCGCCGTGCAGGCTGATGCCGTGCGGGGCCAGCTTGGCGTTGACCGCGTCGCGCCAGGCGTCGACCAGGCCGTCGACGTCGAAGCGGTCCGCGTACTCGTTGAGGTAGCCCGAGACGAAGTCGACGACGCGCGCCGAGTAGGTGAAGCTGCCGAAGCCGCCGAGGTCGGTGGTGGTCATGAGGTCCTCCGTAGGTGTCGCGTGAGCGGGACCTACGAATTAAACCCTAGGGTTCAATCATGGTTCAACCCCAGGGTTCAAAAGTTGCTGAACCCCAGGGTTGAACCACTCGTTCGGAGCAATTACGACCGTCGTCGGTGCTGACGCGCCAACCAGGTTCGGTACACCTGGCCGCCGACCGCCAGCACGAGCAGCGCCAGGGCGAGCGTCACCGCCGACGCCAGCGGGTCACCGGAAACGAACATCTGGCGATCCTCACAGGTCGATCTTGGTTGCGGCGTTCTGGGTCCACCGGTGGGCACGCCGGATGTAGCGCAGCGCGGTGGCCGGGGAGATCCACCGGCCCTGGTCCATGATCTCTTTAAGGTCCGCGCCGCCCTCGGCCGCGGCGGTCGCGCCGCCGGCGCGCAGGCTGTGCGCCGACCAGCCCGCGACCTCTTCACCGGCGAGCACCACCAGGCGCTTGACCGCGCGGTCGACGTCCCGGCCGTCGAGCTGGCGGCCGACGAGCCGTTCGCGGCGCCCGCGGCCGTGCCGGACCACCGAGCAGATGACGTGCTGGCCGCCATCGGTCAGCCCGTGTTCGGCCAGCATCCCCTTCCAGATCAGGAACTGGGTCTTGGCGCACGTCTCGGGGTGCCGGCCCTGCGGAATGCTGATCGTCGCGCCCTTGCCCAGCTTGTCGGTCTTGCTCTTGGGCAGGAAGACGTCCAGGCCGCGGTCCTCGACGCGCACGTGGTCCAGCAGCATGTCGACCAGCTCGCTGCGCCGCAGCATCCCGGGCACGCCCAGCAGCAGCATCACCTTGTCCCGCTGGTTGAGCAGCGGCAGGTCCGGCCGCTGCTCGTCCATCGCCACCAGGATGCGACGCACCACCCTGGGCGTCATCGCGTTGGCCTGCTGCTGGGCCTTGCCCGCGCCCAACGCCCGGTAGCCGGCCAGCACCCGGCCCGCCAGCTTGCCTGGCGGCAGGTCCTGGTGGTGGTGCATGTCGTGCAGCCACCGCACCGCGGCGCGGGCCTGCTCGATGGTCGGGGCGCCCATCTCCCGGCGCACCAGCTCGGTGACCCACTCGGCGAAGTCCACGCCGGTGGCCGGGCCGTCGATCCCCGACTGGCGGCCGGTGCGCAGGCACCACGGCACCCAGGCCACCTCGGGCCACGGGTGGACGGCCGGGCCGTTGTCTTCCACCGTGCGGCCGTCCTCCGTCGTGCGCACCACCCGCCCGTACAGGTAGCGGGTGTAGGCGCGCTGGGTCGTCGGCGGGATGCTCGCGGCGATCAGCCGGTGCGCTTCGTCGCTGAGGACCAGGCCGTCGTCGGAGCGCTGCTGCGCGGGGACCGCGGGCAGGTTGCCCGCGGTCCGCTCGTCGTCGACCAGCTCGGCCTCGATCACCTGGCCGTCGTCCTGGACGCTGGTCACGACTCGTCCAGCAGTTCCCGCCGCACGGCGGCGGCGCGGTCCGTGGCTTCGTTGGCCGCCTGCTGGGCCTGCTGGTCGTCGGGCCGGTTGTTCGCGTGGCGGATGAACATGTCGGCGATGCCGCCCGCCAGCCGCGCCACGACTTCCCGCTGGCGTGGGCCGTCCTTTTCAAGATCCACGTCAGTCCTCGTTCCTGGTGAGCGTCCGCCAGTACCCGGTCTGGGCGTGGCACGCGCCGCAGTAGCCGTTGTCGAAGTCGTCGGGGTGGTGGGAGCGCCGGTTGCACTGCGGGCAGCAGAACACCAGCGGGAACTCGTAGGGGTACCCGGCCCGCTGGACGGCTGCGGCCAGCAGGTCGTAGGGCTGGTGTTCGATCAGGCCGAGTCCCCGGTGGGCCTCGTCGAGCTGCCGCGCCAGCCGGTAGGCCAGCTCGACCGCGGGCTGGGGACCCGACCAGAACAGCCCGACCTGCGCCGGGTCCCAATGCGTCCACGCTTCGGCCACGTGCCAGATGCACCCCTGCACGCGCTCGTCGGCGCCGAAGTCGTCCTTCACGTACAGCTGCACGCGGACCGGGTCGGGGGTGCACAAGGTGTTCTTGCCGACCCCGGCCGGGCACAGACCACGCCACACGGCGTGGGCGGTCCGGGCTAGGTCGCTCATCGCGTACAGGTCTTGGGCCATAGCGAAAGACGTGTGGTTCTTCGTCATCCGCTGGGCCTGGTTCACTTGGTCCAGCAGCGCACCGAGCCGCTTCGCGGTCGCCTGGTCGACCACGGGGTTGGCTTCCAGCTGCGTTGCCAGGGTGGTCACCTCGTCGGCCGCCCGGGTCAGCAGGTCGCGGAACACCGGCGCGGAGTGGCGGTCGCCGTCCATGTCCCGCTCGACACGGCCATCACCGGCGCGGCGGCGCAGCTTCCCCGCCGCCGCGTGGGCCAGGGCGACGACGTCGGCGATGGTCGGGTCCGGGAACTCGACGGTGCTGGTCGTCGTCACGGCTTGATCACCCCGGTCAGAAACAGGGTGATCAGCACGGCGATCGTCACGAACGGGAGCATGAACATGACCAGGTCGAACGGGGTGCGGGTGAGCGGGTGCGGCGGGCGCCGCCGGCTGCGGCTCATGTCAGGCGCCTTCCCGGCCCGGCCGCTTCGCGGCGGTGCCGTACTCGATCACGCCGTGTTCGTCGAATTCGCGGGAACCCACCTGGCGGCCGTCCGGGTCGTAGACCGTGACCAGCAGCCGCTCGAAGCCCTTGAGGATGTCCTGGTTCAGGCCCGAGACGATCTGGGCGACCAGGCCCGGCTTGTCCAGGTGGTCGAGCGGGTTGTACCCCGCGCCGCGCAGGACGCCAGCCAGGGTCATGTGGTCTTCGCCCTGGTAGTACCGCTGGCCCACCAGCACGTAGTCACGCACGATCTGGACGTCCTCGTCGTTGGGCTGTCGCGGTTGGATGGTCACCCGGGAGCCGGCCAGCAGCTTGCCCGCACGGTTGAACACCTCGACTTTGATCTCTTCGCCATCGCGGGGGTCGTGCCCCATCAGGCCGCGGAACCAGGCCCGCAGCCCTTCGTCCCCGGTGGTCTGCAAGTCGTCGAGGGTGGGTCGGTAGTCCTCGACGTGGCCGTCACGGAAGAACTCGACCCAGTCGCCGTCGCCGTAGCGGGAGAAGAACACCACGGTGGTCAGCCCGCCTTGCTGGATCAGGGACACGGCCAGGCCGGGCTCGATGCGCAGTTCGGCAGCCCAGCCCTGCACGAACGGCCACTTGGGGTCGGCCGGGCCGACGACGCCGGCGTTCACGTACTCGGCCAGGTGCATGGCCGTGATGGCCTGGTTGCGGTCGAACGGCTCGCTGTCGAACCAGGACACCCGCCACGCGCCGGGGTCGTACTGGTCCTTGCCGTCGACCACCCAGGCGCGGTGGTTGGTGCCCGTGCTGGTCATGGCGCGGTCGGTGATAGTGCCGGTGACCGTGGTGCTGGTTCCGGTCATCAGACCGAGCAGCTGCCGGGTGCGCGGTCCGCTGGCGCGGATGGCGTAGACCTGGGGGGTGTCGTCTTCCGCTTCCGGGGCGCGCATGTAGATGTCGAACCCCTCGCTGCCGATGCGGGCGGTACCGCAGTGCGTGGCGTTGAACTCGTCGCCACGGCGCAGGAACTCGGCGATCGGGTGGCCGGCTTCGCGCGCGTTGTCGATCCACCACTTGAGGCACGCGGCCCGGGGGTTCTCGGCGGTCAGCACGCTGTTCGGTACGTCGAAGGCCAGGGTGGCGGGGTCCGGGGGAGCGGGGGTCTGGGTCACGGTGGTGGACGACCTTCCTTCGCTGTTAGCGTTGCTGCTCATCGGTGGATCACCCCGGGGCCTTCGCTGGTCAGCGTGTACTCGGCGGTGTAGGTGATCACGTGGCGCTCGGTTCCCCCGAGCGTGACGGCCGCGGCGCGGTCGGCCTCGGTCAGCCGCTTCTGGTCGTTCTCCGACCACAAGTGGACGCCCTCGGTCCGGGCCAGCCGGATCAGCACGCGCGCCCACTGTTCGCGCGACACGTTCAGCGCCTTGATCTGGTCGTCGGCCATCACGGCGGCCAGCGGCATCAACCGGTTGTGCTCGGCCCGCGTGAACCGCCACCGCAGGTACGCCTTGCGGATCTCGGTGACGACCACGTCGTCGGGGTCGTCGGCCGCTGCGGCGGCCCGCTCGCGGAAGTCGGCAGCCGCCGCTTCGGCCTGCTCGCGCTCGATCTCGTGGCCGTACAGCTTCAGCCGCAGGTGCAGGCCGCCCTTGCCGCCGGGCAGCGAGACCCGCGCGGTGCGGGCGGAGTCGCCGTGCCTGTCCGGCGGGAAGTCGCGGACGGGTTCGGCGCCCAGGATGGCGACCCAGGCGTCGTACACGGCGCGGGCCTTCGCGGTGCCGGGGCCGATGTTGGTGATCTCGCCGGCCGCGCCGTCGTACCCGAGGGTCCAGACGAGCGGTTCGAGGTCCGCCGCGGCGCCGCGGCGGATGGCGTCGCGCATCCCGTCGATGACGGCCAGCTGCGTCCGGGCGTAGTGGTCGGCGATGGGGCTGGTGGCCAGGGGGGTGATCTTGGGTTCGGCGGGGCCGTCGATCACGACGGCGGTGGTGTCCTCGTCCTGCGGCCGGACCACCCGCACGATCATGATGTTGGCGTACGGCGTGGCCTTGACCGTCGCAGCGGGGTAGGCGGCCGACAGCGCGGCCACGGCCGACTCGACCGACCTCGGGCTGTTGCCGATCATGTCGACGTCGGTCGACCACGTCGCCCTTCCATCAACGACGCCCTCGATGGTGCCGACCTTCACGACGGCGTCGAGCAGACCGGCCGCGCGCAGCACGGTGCGGGCGGCTCTGGTGACGGCCGCGGGGGTGACCGTGGGTCTGGTTTTCACCGGACCCCCCTTCGGAGTGATCTTGGGACACCCCCTGTTAGGTGTCCGGTAAGGCACATTATCGGACATCTAAAGGACCCAGTACGCACTTCTGCGGGAGTCGGCCCCAGGTTCACCCAGTCGGACCCAGTCGCTGGCAACGGCGGGCAGGCGCCGGGCGCCGCGCGTTGTCCCCCGTCCGTCGCGTCCGGTGCGGTGGGCACGTGGCACCCGGCATGGGCTGCCGGCCGGCCATTCAACCCCGGTGCGGTATACGTCGCGGGGCACCGGCGCAAAGCCTAGTTCGAACCGAGCGGGGACACCGGTAGGACGCGGTTGGCTTCCTGGTAGCTGAGGACCGAGCGCAGCCACACGCGCACGGCGCGGCCGGACTTCCACGCTTCCAGCTCGCCGCGGTCGATGAGCCGTTCGACGTGGCGTTCCGAGCAGGACAGCAGCATGGCGACTTCGGCCTTGGTCGCGCTGTCGATGTTGGCCGGCGTGGCGGCACGCGGGCGGCCGGGGGATCGGGCCATGATGGTGTCCTTCGGGCTGCACTGAAACGACAGAGTGGCCTGGTGGCGATAGGAAGAAGGGGCCCGCCGCTCCCCGCTGGCGGAGGGGAGCGGCGGGCCCAGTCGTTGCCCGGGTCAGGGCTTGGTGTAGCTCGGTTCCCGTGGCACGCCGATGAGCAGCACCAGCAGCAGCTTGGTCACGGTGTCGACCACGTTGTCCGGCAGGAAGCGCGTCAGCAGGCGCGGCAGGTTCTGTTCGATCAGGCGGACCACCACGTACACCGCGGTGGTGACGACGGTGATCAGGGCGGCGGACACCGCGCCCTGCCACTGCGGGTCGTCGATGACCGCGACGACGTCGGCGCCCAGGCCGCGGGCGGTGAGCCACGCGACGAGCGCACCCCACAGGTAGGGCACGCCGGTGCGGACCACCGACACCAGGAAGTTCAGCACGGGGGTTTCTCCTTGGTCCGTTGTGGACTGGGTAGGTGGGGGCCGGTCAGCCGGTGGCCACGCGCGCGGCAGCGTCGCGCAGGGCCTGGGCGACCACGGGCGGGAAGGCGTCGAACAGGGTCTGGGCCTGCTCGGGGGTCAGCTCGACCTGGGTCTGGTGGGCCTCGACGATGCGGGCCACGCCGTCCAGCACGGCCTTGTCCGACTTGGACAGGGCGTCGGTCAGCTTGGTGTCGAACCAGCTGAGGTCGCCGCCCAGGGCGCCCTCGGCCATCGGCTTGAACCCGTGGCGGTGCATCGAGATGACGGCCTCGTACAGGAACTGGGCGAACATGTCGATGCCCCAGCCCGCGGGCAGTCGCTTGGTGGCGCCCTTGTTGAAGACCTCAAGGATCTCCTTGATGCGGAACAGGGCGGCGCGCTCGTCGGCCTGCATGTCTTCCTCCTGCCAGCCGCCGCCGGCGGCCACGGTGGGGATGATGTGGTTGCGCACCTGGGCGATGCGGTGGTTGCCGGGGCAGGCGCGGGGTCCGCCGGCCCACTCGTCGGGGTAGAGGTTGTGCCAGCCGATGCCGGACCCGTACGGGCCGGACGGCACGACGGCCGGGATGCCGTGCACCTCGGAGACCCAGGCGGCCAGGCGGGTGAGCGTGGCCAGCTGGGCGTCGGTCCAGGGCTCGTCGCTGCCACCGTTGTCCCAGGTCTCGACGCTGACCGCGAAGCCGTTGGCCTCGACGTTGGCGTCGGCCCGGACCTCGGTGTCGACGTACTGGTCCAGCGACCCGTCCTTGTAGACGTAGAAGTGCGACTCCAGCTCGACGCCGGGGGAAGTCCAGTAGCCGTAGAGGGATTCGGCCGTGCTGACGGCCTGGTGGAAGATCAGCACGCGCGGGTTGATCCGGCCCTGGCTGTAGCTCTCCGGGATCAGGCGGTGGCGTGCGAAGGGGCAGAGTGCCAAGGGGGATCACCTCGGGTCGTGGTGGCCCGCGTCAGCGGGTGATGATCTGGACCACGGCCGACCCGCCGGTGCTGAGCAGCACCGTGCACACCCCGACCAGCAGGCTGGTGCGCAGGGTGCTGCGGGTGGCCCGGCGCTGGCGCCGGTCGTGGGTGCGGTCGCCCTTGAGGTCGCGGACACCTTCGCGCTGGTCGCCCTTGAGCTCGCGGACGCCGTCCTCTACGTGGCCGATCCGGACTTCGTGCGCCGCCAGCTGCCGGCTGGCGTCGTGCACGGCCCGGTTGGTGTCGACGGTCAGATCGAGGATGCGGCGCAGGGTCTCGCTGTCGTCCACGGCCGCACCTCCTTTCGGGGCGCGGTTGGTGGACGGGGTCGGCTACAGGCCGACCCACTTGCAGATCATGAAGCTGGGGTGCACGGCGTCGGTGGACAGTGAGCCGCCGCAGTCCTGGCCACCCCACAGCTCGATGTAGTCGGTGCTGCCGTTGACGCTGATGGTGGCGAACGCGACCGACGAGTTGTGGCTGAAGCCAGCGCCGAAGCTGTCGAGGCCGACGTAACCGTTGCCGGTCACCGCGGCGCCGTTCTTGCGGAACTGAGCGGTGCGTTGGCCCGCGGCGATGGGGTCGGTGGCCAGCGCGCCCAGGCACAGGTACTTGCCGGCGATGTTGGGCGTGTACCGGGAGGTGTTGACGCTGGTGCTGTGCCCGGAGATGGTGTCGTGCAGCTCCCCGCCGAAGGTCAGCGCGGCGGCGGTGGCGTTGGGCAGGACTTGTACCGCGGTTTGGTAGACGTGCAGGTACGGCGGGTTGAGCAGCCAGTTGACCGCGTCGCGGATGTCCACATTGAGCATGGCGGCCGTGACGGTTTCGCCTGCCGTCCAGGTGCGTGGTGCCGGTACGGGCATTGCGCCCCCTTCAGTAGGCGAGCCGGGTGGTGTCGTCCAGCTGCGAGCGGGTGGACGAGTCGAGCGACCAGACCTGGTCGACGAGCGCGGGGGAGGTGTTGAACACCCACGTGTGGTGTTCGGGCCCGATCACTTCGCGCCAGCCCTCGACGGTCAGCAGCTCGCTGGTCGACGGGGCCTGGCTGGGCAGGCCGGTGACGGTGAACGCGTCGCTGATCTCCAGCCCGAGCAGCGCCCGGTAGGTGGTGGTGCCCAGCGTCGCGCCCTCGACCTCGACGGCGGAGATCCGCGGCGCGGGGTCGGCGTAGCGGTTGATCATCCACTGGGCGGCGTCGACCACTGCCGCGTCGGAAGCTTTGAACAGGCTCAACGTCTTGGGGTAGACGAAGTAGTAGCCCTGCGACTCGGTGTCCTCGACACGGATCAGCGCGCCGCCGGGGCGGCTGGCGTCGACCCGGTTGATCAAGAACTGGTCGTCGTCGGCGTACACCGGCGGTCCGCAGTCCGCGGCGTCCAGGGTCACCGCACTGGCCGGGGCGTAGCGGACGTCGCGGGACTGGTAGCGCAGCCCGTCCGCGCGGTCGGCGAACAGCCGGCCGGACTCGCTGTTGCTGATCTCCCGCATCAGGGCCAGCGCCGACTTCCCGCCGCCGCCCTGGTTGGCGACCGGGTCGAACAGGGTGCCCTCGGTGGTGAGGGTGACACCGGCGTACCCGGCCAGCCGTGCAAGCCGGTCGTCGGCGGCTTCGGCTTCGATTCCGGTGGTACCCGCGTCGTAGTGGGTGGCGGTCCGGGCGGCCAGGTCGGACCACGAGGTGTAGACCGCGACGTGCGAGATGCCGCCGTCCCAGTACCCGGTCCCGAAGTCCGAGCCGACGCTGAGCCGCCGCAGCCGGCGCATCACCAGGCGGCTCTGCGTGCCCTGGGAGACGCCGTCGATGTAGATCCGGCCGTCCTGCTCGTCGTACACAACGTGGTGCACCTCGCCGTCCGCCAGGTTCGCGGTGGCCCAGGTGGACGTCGTGGGGGACACGATCTCGCCTATCGACCACACCATTTGCAGCTTGCCGGTGCCCGTTTCGAGCTGGATCGCCAGCCGTGCCGGTGTCATGGCGTCGACCGTCCGCATCGCCAGCAGCACACGACCGGTCACCGTTGTGGAGAACCAGGCTTCGATGCGGATGAACCCGTCGACCGAGGCGATCTCGAAGTCGCTGCCCATGTCGGAAAGCAGGTACTGGCCGACCGTCGATGAGCTGGGCGCGAACACCGGGCAGGACAGGCCGTCCGCACCCGGGCCCGTCCCCGCGGCGAAGGTCAGCTCACCGCCAGTGCCGGTCACCGCGAGCGATCCGCCCACGGTGCCGGACAGGTCGCCGGCCGAAGTCGAGCCGGCGGGTTCCGACAACGGGTAGTAGGCCAGCGGCCCGTCGATCAGCACTTCCTCTTCCAACGCCGACCGCAACTGGCGGCGGGTCAACGGCTTGAACAGGTCGGTGGCGGTCATCCGGGACCGCGCGACCTTGTGGCCGCCGGGCCAGGACACCGGCCACCTGTTCACGAAACCGTTGAACCGCGCGGAGATCAGCGGCGCGGTGGCGTCGTAGGTGGCCACCGCCGTGCCTTCGGCCACCATGACCTCGTCGACCCACACGTCGTGGCCCGACGTGGTGCCGGCCGCCGGTGTCACCTGCACGACGTGGCTGGTGGCGGTGGCGGTCCACGTGTAGCTGATCTGCTGCCACGCGCCGGTGGTCGACGACGCCGTGCCGGTGGCGATGCCGGACACACCGAGCCGTACCGCAGTGGCGCCACCGGTGACCCACACCCAGGCGCTCGCGGTGTACTGCCGGCCGACCTGCAAGCCGTAGAGCGTGGTCTGGGCGCCGTTGGCGGTGGTGCCGGTGGCCCACACGATCCGCATCCCGTAGGTGCCCTCGTGCGCGTGGGTGGTCGAGGCGGACAGCGTCGGCGGGGTCGAGCCGAACGCGGCCCAGTCGGTGACCGCGGCCGACTCGAACCCGCCGTTGAGGCAGTAGTTGGCGTGGACGTGGACCTGGCGCACCCGGATGCGGACGCCCTTGCGCACGTTCGGGTAGTACGGGCTGCTGGCCAGGCCGGGGGTGAACCGGGCGTCGCTGTTGTCCAGGGTGAACGTCAGCGTCCCGCCCGGGATCTCTTCCAGCTCGTCGGCCGCGCCGCGCTGGATGGTGATCTCGTCGCCCATGTCGACGTAGCGGGTGATGTCGGTCCAGGTCGGACTGGCCGCCAGCGGCAACGACCCGAAGGCGCACTCGACGATGGTGGCGATGGGCACGACGACGTCCCCTCCCTGCTGGTCTGGGCGGTCACAGGGACAGGGGGGCGCCGCCCAGATCGCGCCGCAGTTCCAGCAGCGCGCGCCGGATCTCCTGCGCCGTGCGGGTGGGCGAATCGGCGCCGGATACGTTGATCACGACGGACATCGAGGTCCCGCCGCCGGGCATGAACACGGGCGTCACCTGGCCGCCACCGCCGAGCGGGACGACCTGGCGGCCGAGCGCGCGGGCGGTCGTGTCCAGGATCGACAAGGACCGGGCGTTGGCCACCCAGGGGATGTACGACTCGGGGACGTCGGGCCGGTCGCCGGTGATGCGCCAGGTGTTGGGCCCGAACACGTCCGCGATGCCACCGGCGAACGGCGTCAACCGGCCGAGCATGCCGCCGGTGGCGAACCGCAGGATGTTGCCGTGGTAGTTGACCTGCATGCCGCCGCCGTAGCCGCGGCTGACGGTCACGACGTCGACGTACTTGGTGCTGCGGGTCTGCGTGAACTCGTTGAGCTTGGACCATGCGGGGTCGGTGTTGGACTCGATCCGGACCGTGCCGTTGGGCAGGGTGGTCACGGTGTAGCCCAGCTCGACCAGCTTCAGCCGGGCACCCTCCGACAGCGAGGTGACGGTGACCGACTTCTGTCCGGGGATCTGGTCCACCCGGGCCTTGAGGATCAGCAGTTCCTGCTGGGTCTCGCCCATGTTGGGGGTGTCGATCGCGGTGACGACCCGGTCGGGGATGAGCCCCATCTGGTCGGCCAGCGCGTTGGCGCGTTCCTCGCCGATGCCCATCGCCTGCGCGGTCTTGAGGACTTCGTCCCGTGCGGCCTGGATGACGGCGGCTGCCTTGGCGGCGGCGGCCGGCATCGTGTCGCCCTGGGCGATGGCCAGGTCGTAGGTGGCCTGGGCCGACTCGACGGCGCTGTCGCGCAGCGACCGCAGCGTCGAGTACAGCGACTGGCCGTTCGGCAGCAGGGTGTCGATCTTGCCGTTGACGTCGACCAGGGCGTCGCCCCAGCCCTGCAACCGGTCGGTGCCGTCGCCGGCCAGCTCGCGCAGGTCGATCAGCTGGGCGTTGAACTTCGCTTCTGCGTCGGCCGCGCTCAGCTGCTCGCCGGCCAGCGCGTCCATGATGTCCTTCAGGGCACGCATCCGGGACTCAGCGTCCCGGGTGGTGTCCCGCAGCACCTCGATAGCCGACGCGATGGCCGCGCCCGCGTTGGTCGTCTCGCGCATGGACCGCGACGTCGACTGCATCGAGGCGCCGTAGTCGTCGGTGGCCTGCCGCGCTTCCTGCGTGCCCTGGTTCAGGCCGTTGATCTTGGCCAGCAGTTCGGCGGCGGCCTGGCCCTGGCCGACGTAGGCACCGGTCCACTCCAGTTCGCCGGTGACCTCGTTGGTCGCGTACTCCTTGTTGGCGTCGATGATCGATTGCAGCTTCGGGCGCAGCTCGTCGAGCGCCCGACCCTGGCCCAGGACGGCGTCGACCACCTGGGACTGGGACACGCCGAACTGCTTGGCGGAGTTGATCGCGTCCTTGACGTCTTCGTTGCGGGCGGTCGTGCTGCGGGCGTTGGCGTCGATGACACCGTTGGACTCGCGCAGCGACTCGGTCAGCGCGTCGACGTAGGCCGTGTGCGCGGCGGTCTTCTCCGCCGTCGAGGCCTGCGCGGCACCGAGCAGGCCCAGGCCGATGGTGACCGCACCGATCACCAGCCCGAGCGGTCCGCCGAGCATCCCGACCAGGCCGCCGACCCGCTTGCCGAAGGACACCGCGTTGTCGCCGCCGCCCTTGAGCTTGGTCACCACACCGGAGATCGCGGCGTCGACGGTGGACACGATGCCGGTCACCGCGCCGATGCCACGCAGCGCCGCGTTCAGCCCCCAGACGGCGACCGCGCCGGCACCGATGAGACCGGACCAGGGGCCCAGCAGCTGCATCAGCCCGTCGAGCACGTTCAGCGCCACGGTCAGCGCGCCCGACAGCGCGGGCAGCGCGCCGCCGCTGAGCATGGTCACGATGCCCACGACGTTGGCCACCGCGACCACCAGCTGGTCCATGTGGTCGGCCGCGACGCCGGCCAGCTGCGTCAGCAGAGCGCCGACCGCGGGCAGCACGATGCGCAGGATCTCGCCGAAGCCGGTCAACACGGTCTGCGAGTCGGACGCGCCCAGGGAGATCTCGTCGAAGAAATCGCCCAAGCCGTTGCCGGTGGCGGCCAGCATGCCCTGCCAGCCCAGCAGAGCGGGGCCCGCCCGCTCGACACTGCGCACGAACCCCGGCATGGCGTTGAGCGCGAACAGCTGGACGGAGCGGGTCAGGGTGAGGACATGCGGCCCGCTGGCCGCGAACGCCCGGTTCAACAGCGGATCGAGCTGGGACGCGGTGCGGCCCAGCTCGGTGGCCACCTGCTGGTAGAAGGGGACCACCGGCGCGGCTGCGGATGTCAGCTGCTGCGACACCTGCTCGCCGAGGTCGCCGAACTGTTCGCGCACGACCTGGTTCTGCATCACGAGCATGCCCGTGATGACCGCGAACAGCGCGGCCAGGCCGCCGACCGCGCCGCCGATCGCCACACCGGAACCGACACCGGCGGCGGTCAGCAGGGACAGCGACTTGGCGCCGGCCTTGCCGAACGAGTCGAGCTTGCCCGCCAGCCGGTCGATGTCCTCGCCGGCTTCGTTGGTCGGCCTCGACAGCTTGTTGATGCCCAGCAGCGTGTAGACCAGGGTGTCGCCCGCCACGGGACCACCTCCCGCGCGGTGTGCGTCTACTCGGCTTGACGTTGCTGCTGCTCAGCCAGGACTTCCAGGTACTTCTTGGCCCGGAACCACTGGGCGAGCGTGCAGCGCTCGGCCAGGTCCCACGGTGCGATGTGCAGGACGTGGGCGATCAGCCATTCGTAGGCGGCCACGTCGTCGTCGAGCCAGGGATCTACGCGACCGCCGGGGTAGGAGGGACGGCATCGCCCTCGTGCGGCTCGGGGTCGGTGTCGTCCTGGTCCTCGTCGTCGACCGGGTCGTCGAGCCGCTGCGCGACGATCTTCGCCATGTCGAAGTCCAACTCGGAGAACTTCACGCGCCGGTCGGTGCGGATCATGGCCAGCCACACGTAGGCGGCCACACCGAGCTGGCCACCGGCCAGGAACTCGCGGTGGATCTCGCTGATCCTGCTGCCGGTGGCCTTTTCCAGGATGCGCGCCTCGGACAGCATCATCCGGTCGTCGTCGTAGTCCAGCACCAGCTCGTCGTCCTCGCCGACGAGCGCGCCGGGCGGGATGGTGAACCTGATCATGTTGTGCCCCTTGGTGATCATCACAGTTGCGCCATGACGGCGCCGATCTCTTTGCCGATGGCCGCGCGGATGTCGTCGCTGTGGCCGGCCAGGGTGGTGTCGAACCAGCCGGGCGGCGCGGACTGGGAGACCCAGACGTCGCGGTCGCCGAACACCGGGTGTCGCCACTCGCCCTTGTTCATGTAGCGCGGCAGCCGGGTCTGGTCCGGGGGCATCTGGGCCCGGTTGACCCGGATGCGCACGTAGACGCTGGCCGCGTTGACCTTGATCTTGGGTGTGGTGGCGCGGGCGGTCGCTTCGCGCAGGCCTGCGCGCAGGTGCGCCCGCTTGTAGGCCCGCTCGCGGTCTTTGGCGCGGGAGAGCTGGTGTTCCAGGCGGGCGCGGGCGCCGCCACCGCGGCCGGTGGTGTGCCGTGCGGTGGCGGCGCGCTCGGAGACGCCAGCGTCGTGGCCGTCGATGTCCAGGCCTCGGACCGTTTCGCGGGCGTCGTCGACTGCGTCCGCGGTGGACTTGCGGATCGCCTTGGTCAGCGCCCGTTGCAGGTCGGTGCGGCCCGCTGCCTTGAGTCGGGCGGCGGCATCGCGCAGCTGGTCGGTGCCCTCGACCTTGACGATCTGGATGGCCACCGCGCACCACCCTTCGCGCGGGCTACAGGGTGGTGTCGGTGCTGATGTACTCGACCTTGACGGGCGCGTTCGTGCCGTCGTTGAGCACCGTGAACTTGTAGGGCGTCTTGACCAGGTCCGGCCCGTCGACCTGCGGGGTCTCGTCGTCCAGGAAGCACGCGGGCAGCGTGAACCTGATCAGGTCGTAGTAGGTGTCCTCGATCAGGTCGCCGGTGAACTCCCAGATGAGCGCGAACTGGGTGTCGTCCGCGAACCGGTCGGCCAGGTCGGCCTTGGTGATGAAGTCGACGTCGAGCGACCCGGACAGGCCGGCGAAGTCGTTGAGCAGCGGCTCGGACTTCAGGCCGCCGTTGCCGTAGAAGAACCGGTCGGTGGCCATCTTCCGCTCGATCTTCAGGCTCATCTTGCGCACGCCCTGGATCGCTGCCGCGCCGCCCACCGTGGACCCGATCTTGACCGTGCCCTGACCGAAGTGGAACGGCTCTGCGGTCGCGCTGTAGCTGGGCGCCACCAGGGTCTCGGCTTCGGTGACGTCACGGCAGTCGACGTCGACTGCGGCCGTCAGGTACTCGTCGACGCCACAGCTGAACTCCATCGCCGTGACCTTGCTGCCCAGGAACGTGTACGGGCGCACGGTCCCACCGGCGTCCGGGACACCGGCCTGCAAGGTCAGGTACTTGCCGGCGACGTCCTGGGTCGAGGTCAGCTGGTGGGTTTGCAGGTACGCCGTGGTGATGCCCTGCTGGGTGGGGGTGACCGTGCCGCCGATCAGCTGGTTGAGCAGCAGGCCGAAGCCCTTGCTGGCCACCTCGATCGGGAAGCTGCCGCCGCCGGCCTTGGTGATGACCTTGCGGCGGGTGGCCAGCGGCACCTGGCGGCCGGCCGCCAGGCCCTGGCTCACCTTGGTGTTCTTGACCTTCTTCAGGCCGATCTTGCCCGCGACCTCGATGTGGCGGGTGGGCGCGACGTACGTGCCGTAGGTGACCTCGGGCGCCAGGCCGAGCGATCCGGACAGACCAGAGCCGGCCATGTCATCCCTCCTGCGGGGTGGTGCGCGGGCGCGCGGCTACCTTGCGGCGCGGCGCGGGCGGGTCGACGGGCGGGTCGACGTCGGTGGGCGGGTCGGTGGGCGGGTCGACGAGCTGCCAGCCGCCGGCCAGGAAGTTCTCGACGTACTGGTCGGGGACCTGGACGACTTCGTCGGGGCCGACGATCCGTTCGTTCAGCCAGGGCACCCGCACCGGTTCGTCGAACGGGGACCGGATCTTGGTCATCTGCCCTCCTGGGCATGGCGAAGCGGCCCGCCGGCGAACCGCCGGGGGCGAAGGGGAAGGGGGTCAGTTCAGCCGGCTGGTGAACCGCAGCCGGTAGGACAGCAGGGCGCCGGTGCCGTCGTCGTCGGTCACCGGCGTGAGCTTGCCGCTGGTGACACCGCCGTACGTCAGCCCGGCCAGCCCGGTGCCGTTGGTGGCCAGGTTGAAGTTCGACGCCAGCAGGTGCTCGACGACCAGGCCGATCTCGGTGGCGGCCTGGTCCAGCTCTTCCTGGATGCCGCCGGGCGCCCAGCACTCGATGTGCAGGTCGATGTAGGCGACCTCGTCGCGGGGCAGCCGCGTCGCGCCGCCCTTGTGGCCGGCGTACGTGTGGTCGAACTCGGCCGCGCCCAGGTACAGGTACTCGCGGGGGATGTCCCGGAACCGCGGGCTGTAGGAGATGCCCAGTTCCGCCCGGCTGGTCAGCTCTTCGGACTCGGACAGCAGCGCGATCAGCGTGCGCTTGATCGCCACGACGTTGGTGCCGGCCATCAGCGTTCACCCCCGTGGAACAGCGAGTAGCGCTGTGGGTCGAAGTTCAGCTGCCGGGAAGCGGCGCCGCCCTGGTCCTCGTCGTCGGCGCGCAGCGAGTAGCGCTGGTACACCGCGTCGACCTCGGGGATGCCGGTGCGGTACTTGCCCGGCGTGGACAGGCGGAACGTCCCGCCGGATGCTGCCTGGTAGGACAGGGCGCGGTCCGGGATGCCGGTGGTCTCCATGTTCAGGCGGCTGCGCATCCGCAGCTTGGCCACCCGGACCAGGTCGGTGGGCGGGGCGTCCAGGCCGTGCTCGTACTCGACGATCACGTTGCCGTAGCCCTCGGTCCAGGTGTTGCCGTCCGTGCGGCGCAGCACCCGGTCCCCGCGCTCGACCAGCGCCGCCAGCTGCGCCGTGGTGAACGCGGTGAACGTGCCGTCGACGCGGGGGGCCATGTGCACCGCGCGGATGCGGCGGATGTTGGGGTCCGGCAGCAGGATTTCCGTGCCGCCGGTGCCGTCGAGCACCACCCGCCGGTAGCGGGGGACGAAGGCCTGCGCGCAGATCTCTTCGCACTCCTGCTCGGTTTCCGTGCGCGTGACGGCCAGCTTGGCGGTGGTGTACCGGTTGGCGTTGGCCAGCGACGAGTCCTGCGCCCGGCCCGCCGCCAGCGGGAAGAAGTACCCGCCGACGATCTCGACCTGGTCGGTCTCGGTGACCGTGGTGCCGTCCAGCACGGCGGTCCAGGACACGGTCAGCGCGGCCAGCTGGGCCTGGGCGGGCAGCGTCCAGGTGTACGCGCCGGTGCCGCCGGTGCCGGCCGTGCCGCTGGCCACGCTGTCGCCGTTGGCGTCGACGACCGAGACGGACACGTCACCGGTCGCGCTCAGCGGGGTTTCGCCGTCGAGGTCGTAGAAGACGTGTTCCAGGGCGCCTTTCGCCGTGCGGAGCACGCGAGTCAGTGCCACTGTGGACCTCCTACGAAGGGTCGAGCAGGGGACCAGGGGCGCGCGGCCGGGGGCACGGGGTCGCGCGCCCCTGGTGGTCAGGCGATCCGGACCGAGCCGGCGACCGAGCCGGACACCACGTCGACGTACACGCCGAGTGCCGCGCGCAGCCCGCTCGGGTAGTACTCGCGGGCCGACTGGTTGGCGGTCAGGCTGATCTCTTCCAGCACCGTGCCGGTGGCGGCCGACGCGTGGTCGAAGATGCGGACCACGGCGGTCGCGCCGGCGGTCTCGCGGATCGTGAACCCGACGTAGTAGGCGGGCACGTCACGCACGACCTGGTCGGTCCCGGTCAGCGGGACGGACACGGCCGGGGCGCTCATCAGCGCCACCGGACGTGGACCTGGACCACGCCGTCCGGCAGGGCCAGGCCGGTGCCGGTGTTGGTCTTGGACACGGTGAGCACGTCGCCGGCGGTGAGGTCGACGTCGGTCGACAGCGTCATGTCGTCGGCCGCGAACGCGGTCGAGCTGCCGGTGGCGTAGGACTTGGTGGCGGGCAGGGTCGTGCCGGCCCCGGCCGCGCCGCGGTTGCGCAGGTTGACGTTGCAGTAGTTGGTGGGGTCCGCGGTGACGGCGGCGGCCGGGATCCACTTGGCGGCCACGACCGTGGCGTCGTAGGGGATCTTCACGCCGGACCACTCGTCGGCGGTGCCGGCGGTGGCCTGGCCCAGTACGGCGATCTCGAAGACGTGGTCGCCCTGCAACTGGTTGATGGTGGTCACGTGCCTTCTCCTCAGGCTGGTAGGAACGCACGCCGGCCCGCGCCGTTTCGGGGGCGCGGGCCGGTGGCGCGTCAGGGGTTGGGGATCAGGCGGTGCCGCGCTGCATGCCGCGGTGGTCGACCACCACGGACCCGTAGATGTGCCGGATCTTCCACGTGATCTTGTCGGCGTCGAACACGCTGCCGACGTTGTTGTCGATCTGGGAGAACAGCTCGGGCTGCTCCTTGCCCTGGTAGAAGCCGACCTCGATGGTGGGGCACAGCATCGGGTTGGCCAGCAGGAACCAGTCGTTCGCGTCCGACCAGTAGTCGATCACGATCGGGGTCAACCCGCGGTGCAGGTTCGGCATGTCCGAGGCGTCGCTGGCCGCGGGCTGCGCCTTCTCGCTGGTGCACAGCCGGTTGGCCATGTCCTCGAGGTCGGTGGGGACGATGAGGAACTTGGGCACCAGCGACAGCACGTCGATCGAGCTGCCGAAGCGGGCCTGCTTGCGCATCTTGCCGCGCAGCGTGGTGAGCGAGCTGTACGACAGCGCGGACGCCGTGGTGTTGCTGTGGTCGGCGTGGAACAGCGCCTTCGAGTCGTAGGTGACCGTGCCGTTGGTCGGGAAGATGTCCCAGACGAACCTGTAGAGGGTGATCGCCGCCGCCCGACCCAACATCTTCGGGATGTTCGCCACGGCCCGCAGGTCGTCGTTGGCGATCATCTCCAGGGTCAGGTCCTCGGTGCCGCCGCGCTTGGTGATCGAGTAGCGGGCGTCCTCGTCGCCGGGCGAGGTGAGCGGCTGGTACGGGGCGCCCTCGGCGACCTCGGGCAGCTGCCCGTAGCCGCCCACCCGGCTGATCTTCTGCTCGCGGAAGTCGTTGATCCGCGGCGTCGAGCTGACGACCTGCCGCCAGGACTGCAACTCCGGGGTGTCGTACTCGGCGACCAGGCGCTTGCCCAGCTCGTCGGAGAAGACCTGCGCCCAGCTGCCCGAGTCCAGCGACTCACGGGCACGCGGGTCCCTGATCAGGAAGCACTCGGCCAGCACGCGCCGGTTGAAGTCCTCGTCGAAGGCGCGCGGACGCTCGCCGGACCAGTCGATGAACGCTTCGCGCAGCGAGCCGTAACCCTGGCCGTTGTTGACCAGCATCTGGCCGATGGCCTCGCGCTTGCGGTCGCGCTCGTCCTTCGTCACCTGGGTCTCGGCGGTGCGCGGCGCCAGGCCCGCCCGCTCGACGACCGCCAGGCCGTCCTGGACGACGCGCAGCTGGGCGTTCACCTGCGACTCGGTGACCTGCTCCGGCAGGGCGTCCAGCACCGACTCGACGACCTGCGCGGGCAGCGACGCCTGGGTGACGTAGTGCTGCACCATGCCGCGCACGGCCCAGCCGTTCTTGGAGTGCAGCGGCTCGGCCGGGGTGGTGGCCTCGGGCGCGCGGGCCGGCTCGGCCTCGGGCTTGGCCGTGGTCTCGCCGGCGCGCTGCAAGCCCACCGAGGCGAGCTGGTCGGGCTTGGCGTCCTTGAGCGCGGCCAGCACGGCCTCGGTGGACACGGACATGGGGGTCTCCTGCTGGTTCTCGGCCGCGCGGGTGGCGGTCAGGTCGAGGTGGATGCCGCCGGCGACCACGCGCGTGGCCTTGCCGCCGGCGGCGGGTTCGCTGACGACGTCGGCGCTGAACACGTGGGTGATGGACTGCGCCACGCGGATCTGGCGGCCCGACTCGGTGGTCGAGCTGAACGAGCCGAGCACGTCGTGGCTGATGCCGACCGTGGGCGGCAGGCCTTCGGCTTCGGCGGCCAGGGCGGCGTCGAGCGCTTCGGCCGTCGAGGTCGCGGAGGGGAACAGGTGCAGCTCGGCGTCGAGGCCTTCGCGGCTGGCGGTGACGTTGCGGTACAGCCCGACCAGGCCTTCGATCGTTCCGCTACTGATCTCTTCGGTCGACCGGTGGCGGTTGTAGGCCTTGGCCCCCTCGTAGAGGCCTGCGGCGGCGGCCAGCACGGACTCGCCGTAGCGGTTGCCGTTGAGGCTGTCGCCCACGCTGATGATCCGCACCGCGTAGACCCGGCCGCCGGTGATGCTGCTGGTGCCCTTGGACTCCAGCACCCGGCCGACCAGGTGGTCGCGTTCGCCCGGCTGTGCGCTCTCCACAGCGGCGGACAGGTCGACGCTGGTGTCCTCGGCCGGGGTGCCGACCACGACGTACGTGCGGGCCACCTGGACCGGGTCGGCCAGCACGACCGTGCCGTCGTCGTCGATGCTGTAGCCGCACTGCCAGAGCTGGTCGCCCTCGGTCTCGTAGACCACGTCGGTGGCGGTCATGTCGACCACCCACACCCAGCAGTAGTCGACGCCGGTGTGCAGCAGCCGGGCGCGCAGCGCCTTGCGGACCAGGTCGCCCCGGTCCGAAAAACTCAGCGCGCCGTTGACCAGCGCTTCGCTGGTGGCCGTGGTCGTCATGCGCCGTCACCGGCGGGCGCCACCAGCCCGGTCAGCGTCGCGGTCAGCCCGGACCTCGGCTTGGGGCGCTCGCCCTCGGCCACCAGGGCGCGGCGGGCGCGGTCGACGTCGCTGCCGACCCAGGCCAGGACGTCGTCGACGGGGCCGTCCGGCACGACGTCGTCGACGCCGGGGTCCGCGGGCTGCTGGCCCGGGTCGCCGGTGGGCTGCACGTCGACGGGCTCGGTCTCGGTCGTGGCGGTGACGAACTCGTCGACGACGTCGACGTCGAACGTGTAGCGGCCGTCCGCGGTGAGCACGGCGCGGGTGCGGTCGTGCAGGGTGGCCAGGTGGACGTCACCGCGGCTGACCACGTTCACGACCTCGTCGGTCCGCATACCGAGCGCGTGCGCCGCCCACTCCTGACGGGTTTCGGACATGGCAAAGAGCCCCTTCCCGGGGTCAGGTGATTGGGGTTGGCGGTCAGGCCGCGGCTTCGGCCGGCGGCTTGGTGTTGCTGTCGATGTGGTCCGCGACCTTGTCGCGGTCCGTGCCCGGCTTGTCCAGCTCGGCCACGTAGGGCACGCCCATGAACTGTTCCCAGGCGCGGCGCGCGGCCAGCTGGATGCCCTCGGGCGACAGGGCGCCGATCTCGGCGAACTTCTCCAGGCCGGTGCTGAGGTTCAGCAGCACAGCCGCGGCGATCTGCGCGTCGGCCGCCGCGACCTCGGGGCCCACGGCCGTGATGGTCTGGGCGGCGGGGACGCGGTAGCGCTCGTTGGTGCGCGGGTCGACGGCGTCGACCAGCTGCGGCAGCCGGCCGCGCCGCACGGCGTGGTCGACGGCGTAGCGCGCCAGCTCGGTCTGGTGGTCCAGCCACATCCGCTGGACCGACTGCACGCGGCGGCGCACCGGTTCGGCCATCGACTGGGACGTGGCCCTGTTGGCGTCTTCCGGGTCGGCCAGCCAGTGGCGGGACAGGCCCGAGCCGGCGGCAGCCATCGTCAGCACGCTGCGGTTGGCCGCGTTGTCCTCGTAGGCCCCGGTCTGCGCGACCTTGGGTTCCCACTTCACGCGGTCGTTGTGGACCTCGACGGTGCCGCTGCGCGGGATGCGGTTGCCGCCGCGGCCCTTGACGTAGCTGTCGACGTCTTTCTGGTCGCCGGTGACCGTGACGTCCCAGACGATGTAGCGCGCCAGCGCGGTCCGGTCGATCAGGTTCGACAGGATCATGTCGTAGCTGTCGAGCCAGTCGAGCACGGTCGCCAGGAACGGCTGGGACCTCATGTCGGTGGCCGTGGTCTTCCACGGTGCCCACCAGATGGCGTCACCGGTGCGCAGGCCGGTCCGATCGTCGACCCGGGCGATGTCCAGGCGCAGTTCGTCACCGGCGCGGCGGAACACTGCCTGGTCGGGCCACAAGGGGTTGCCCAGGTGGCGGGTGATGTCGTCGATGCCGGCGGGTTCGACGGGCGCGAACCGCACGGCGTGGCTGTGCTGGCCGGTCATCAACTCCACCAGCTGCTCACCGGAGAGCATCCCGTCACGCAGCAGCAGCTCCTGGCGGGCGCCCAGGTCGACCGCCGGGTCGTCCCAGAACTCGCTCGCCACGCGCAGCACGTCGGGGTTGGTGCCTTCCAGGTGCACCCCGGAGTCGCCGACGCAGAAGCTGATGTAGGTGTCCACGATGGCCTTGGCCATCGGGTTGTACCGGTACGCCGCGACCGAGTAGGTGCGGGCGCGTTCCCTTGTGTGCCAGGGGATCTCGCGCGGTCCGCCCCCGCTGCCGATGGCCTGCCAGCCGTAGTCGCCGTCCAGCGGGTCGACGCCGTAGCCCGACCCGGCCGCGCCGGTGGCAACGATCTGGGACGGGCTGGCCTCGACCGCACGGCGGTCCGGGAAGAACCAGGACCCGCCCATCAGGCACCCCGAGGCAGCTCGTCGTCGACCACGCCGAACGGCGGCCGACGACGCTCGACGTTCTGCGACGCGGCCGGGCCGGGTTCGCCGGTGTCGCCGTCGCCGCGGGCGTTGTACTTCGCCACCGCGGCCACCACGATCAGCACCAGGGAGCCGACCAGCGCGGACACCCACCAGTTGCCGACCAGGCCACCGGCGGACACCGCCAGGCCGACCACACCGGCCAGGCACAGGTAGTTGGACACCGTGGTGCTGCCGGGCGTCGGCACGTCGATGGTCAAGCGCAGCTTCGCCACGGTGATCCTCCGGTCAGATCAGGTCGGATAGGCGCCGGTTCGGGCGCCAGAACGCCAGCGGGTCGTCGACGTCGGCCTGGTCCGCCGGTGCCGCCGCCGGCGGGTAGCTGTCGTCGGCCAGGGCGCCGTGTTCGATGGCGTGGCCGCGGGCGTGCAGCGCGAGGATGGCCGCGACGAAGTTGTCGATCAGCAGACCGGTGCGCTTCTTCGCCAGGCCCATGTAGTGCTCGGGGATGCCGTTGTCGTCGACTCGGCCCGGCTTGCGCTTGCCCTTGACCAGCACGGCGTTCAGGGCGTGCTCGGTGGCCAGGGGGTCGCCGTCGTGCAGGACTTCGCCGTTGGCGTAGGCGGTCAGGAACCGGACGACCGCTTGGTCCATCCGGGTCTCGACGTTGGTCGGGAACTCGACGATCCGGCCCGGGAACAACCCGGCCCACAGGTCCAGGTACTCGGACCACTTGTAGGGATCGGCGAACAGGTAGTGGACGTCGAAGCCCTCGAAGGCGTCGACGACCGCGCGGTGTACCTCGGGCCGTGGCACCAGGTGGTCCTGGTAGTCGGCCGGGGTCCAGGTCCGCAGCCGGAACAGCTTGGCGTCCCGGATGCGGCACGCAACCAACGCGGTGGCGTCGGAACTGCGGGAGCCGTCGAAACCCAGGGCGATCGCTTCGCCAGGGCGCAGTGGGTCGTCGTTGGGGCGGGCCAGCGCGGCCCAACCCTCGGTGGTGACGACGTCGCGGGTGCCGCTGACGATCTCCTGTAGGAAGAACCTGCGGACGTCGGCCTCGCCCATCGACTTGTCCTGCACGCAGGCCTTGATGTACTGCGACGACGCCCAGCCGCCGTTCTCCCGGATGCTGTCGCCGTACAGGTAGATGATCTCCCGCAACAGCCCTTCGTCGTCGTCCAACTCGACTCGCTGGCGCGGCAGGCGGTAGTTGATGTAGACGTCCTTGGCCTTCGCCTCGTAGGTCCGCTGGGCCAGCGAATTCTCGGTCGGGTCCCACGGGTTGGTGATCTCCGACCACATGCCGCCCATACCGCCGACGTTGCGTTTCAGCACACGGCCGAACGTCACGCCACCGGTCTTGCCCTCACCGATCAGCAAGCCGGACTCGGTCACCGAGACGTACGTGAACCGGCCACCGAGCTTGCCGAAGGCCGACGACGTCACAGGGTCGATCCAGCCGACCCCCGGAAGCTTCACGCCTTCCAGGCCGACGTCGAGACCGGGTGTTCCCACCAGCATCGGCCCGGTGAGCATCGTCATCAGCGGGCGGTAGGTGTTGTTGGTCTGGGTCTCGTTGTACGCCGCGATGGCGATCCACGGGGACGGGTGCGGCTTGCCGACAGGTTCCCCCCTGGCGTCCCAGCCCGCGAACAGCACGGGGCCCAGGGCGTGCGCCGCGCACCGCGCGGCGTTCAGCGGGTCCTTGCCCCACTTCTGCGGGCGCACCAGCTGGTCCCCGCGGTAGGCCATCGCGTCGGAACCGTCGCCGTCCCGTGCGTCGGGGCGCAGCCTGTAGGACCACACCAGGTGTTCCCACATCTCGTCGGTGAGCAGGTAAGGCTCACCTAGCTTTTCGCCGTCCGGGACGATGCAGTGATCCTCGATCCACTCGCCGATGAGCCAACCGAGGGACGGGAATTCGCCGGTTTCTTGCGCACCGCGCCAGGGCACAGGGATCACCCCCTGTGGCCTGCGTCAACGCGATGGGTCGTCTACTTTTTCGACCTCGGATGAGGCCAGGTCAGAAGCCGCCAGGGCCGAAGATGCCCGGGTCGTGCCATCGCTGCCTGTAGGCCTCGCGGATCTTGTCCAGCGTGTCCTGGTCGAATTCGACCGGCGGCGCTTCCGTTGCAGCCGCAGCCCATCGGTCGACCTCATCGGACCATCCGGACCATGTTGCCCACACCTCGTCGACGAACTCGGGCCGCGGCCGAGTGAACAACTGCTCGGCGCGGCTGGGCCCATCGGGGGTTGTGACGTGCAGTTGCAGTACGCCCTTGTCGCTCAACTTGGCCAGAACCAGGGACCACACGTCGTCGGACACGTAGTCGAGCGCCAGGTAGTGCGCGTCCGGCAGCGGCAGCACGGCGCTCAGCGCCGGGTCGACGCGCTGGTGAATCTCGCCGTGTTCGTCGACCTCGAAGTGGCACAGCGGTCCGTCGTCGTCAGCTGCTCGCACTGGTGTCCACCGCTTTCACCGCTCGGACTCGCTTGCGTGCTGTGGCCGCGCTGGCCTTGGCGGTCTTGCGTTCGGCCAGCTCGTCGGCGACCACGGTCCACCGTAGGCGCTGCATGGCCACGGGGTTGAGGCCCAACCTGTCGTTGAGGTGTCGCGCTTCCTGCGCGGCCTTGAGGTCGCCCCCTTCGCCGCGGACCTGCCAGCGCACGTACGTGGCCACGGTGCGGGTCCAGCGCAGCCGCTCCCACTGCACGGCCTGCGGGGTCGCCCACAGTGCGGCCCACAGCTCGGCTTCGGCTTCGCCCTGGCGGGCCAGCATGGTGTCCAGCCGCAGGACTTCCGCGCGCACGCGGTCGATCTTGTCGTCGTCGACCGCCTTGCCTTCGTCGCGGTCGAACTCCAGCTGGTCGAGCCGACTCTGGGCGACTTCCCGCATGGACCACAGCATCAGGTCCGGGCCTAGCGGCCAGTCCGGCGTCGGGCCGGTGCGACCCTCGGCGGGCAGCTCGGTCAGCGCCAGCGCCGCGTTGCGGCGTCGGGCGCTGCCGGTCGACAGCGGCCCGTTGCTCATCCCCCCCATGATCACCCTCCGCTACTCGATCATCACGCGGCCCGGGGGCCGAAAACTCCCGGACCCGTACAGCGGAAAAGGCACCCTTCAGCGGGGTCACATAACCGCAGGTCAGACGGACCTCACCCCCCGGGGGGGCGGGACACCCCCTCTGACCTGCGCAAACACCTGTTTCTGCTGGTCAGAGCGCCGCCCTGCCGGGTACCCCCAGACGGCCTAGTCGAGCGGCTTCAGGCTCGCCCTCGGCGCCTTGTCCGGGCTCGGGTCCGACGTCGGTACGCGTGGCCGTCGACGGCCAACCGGGCTGGGCGACGCTGCTGCTGAGCAGCGAGCAACTTCACGTTCTCGCTGCGCAGCCGACGCACCTCACCGGCCAGGAAGTCCAGCTCGGCCATCAGGCTGTCGTGGTTGAGGGACCAGCAGCGGTCGGCAGCCTCGACGGCACCGAGCATTGCCGCCGCGAGGTCCAGTCGGTCCTTGCGGCTCGCGGCGTCTATCCGGGCGAGCAGCTGGCCAGGGGTGAGGTGCACTCCCTCTTCGGGCGGCGTGGTGTCCAGCTCATCCACGCCGCGCCTCACCGGTGGGCCAGCTGACTGTCCAGTCGGCGGTCAGCAGGTCTTCCTGTGACGGGGTCCAGGGGCCGACCACGTCGTACGGGTCGATGCGGTCAATGTGGTCGCGGTAGCCAACCTGCCGGCCGATGAGGTGCGGCAGCGCCTGGCCGAGCGGCCGATCGGCGGTGACCGTGATGGTCGAGCCCGGCACCCACACCAGGTGGGGGTGGACGAACTCGCCCGGTGCCGTCTCGACGTACGGCCAGCCCTCACGCTCGGCACGCGCCCCCGGCATGGCGCGCAGCGCGTCCAGCACCTCGACGAAGTCGGTGTCGGTGATGTACACCCGGCCGTTGATGGTCGCCTGCTTGCGCTTGGTCACTCGCGTTTCCCTTTGCGTCCATTGCAGCTGCGGCACAAAACGGTCAGCGGCCCGTCCTCGGGCCCACCGGCGGCCACGGGGATGACGTGGTCGGCGGTCAGGTCTGCGTCCTGGTGCTGGGGCACGCCCCAGCCGGGACACCAGTAGCCGTGCTGTGCGATCCACTCGGCGACCGCTGCCGCGCGGCGTTCCAGCTCGGCGCGGCCGTACGGGCGCTGTGCGCGCTTCTGGCGGGTCCTCATGGATGCCAGGGCCGTCGCACAGCGGGGACACCGCGACTCGGGTGTGAGGCGGCCACAGGGCTTGTCGCGCAGGCCCAGGCAGGGGCGCAGGGGTGGCATCGACTCACCCCCGACTCGGCCTCAGTGGTGCTGTGCCGCTGCGCGGGCTGCCTGGATCAGCAGCTTCAGCTGGTCGTCGCTCATCCGCATCGGGTAGTGCACGGTGACCATCGTGTGGGGGTTGCCGGGCGGGCCGGCCACGATGGTGATGCCGTCGACTTCGGACGGTGTGCCGACGACCTCGGCCACTTGGGGCCGCAGGTAGTGCTGGGCGTCGACGACGGCCGCGACCATTTTCGACACTGCGCGGGGCAGGAACTCGTCGTAGGGCGTGCCGGCCACGGCCTGCCCGCGGGCGGCTGCCCAGGCCGCCGCGGCGACCTCTTCGAGCTGTTCCCGGTCGGCCGCGCTCACGACAGCCGCCGGTTGTCCACCAGGCGGTAGCCGCGGTCGCGGTCGGCCATCAGCTTCAGCCGGTGGTCCAGGACCAGGTCGACCGCGCGGTGCCAGCGCTCGTCGCGCTGGGCCGGTGGCGTCTGGGCACGGCGCTGCAACGCCCAGTCCATGCGTTCCAGGGACCGCTGCGTCGGGTCGTCGTTGCGCAGCTGGTCGTCGAGCCGCCGGTTGAGCTCGTCGAGCACGGCGGGCGCGGCCGAGGTGACCGCGCCTTCGAACCAGCCGGTGGTCACGGTGTGCTCGGGGTGCAGTCGCAGGTGGGCGGCGCGGTGCACGTGGACTGGTGGACGACGCCGGACACCCGCAGTTCCTCGGGGATGGCGTGGTCCTGGCAGGCCAGGACGAGCAGCTTGACGGTGTCGCCGGGGGCGAGCGGCGGCATGTCGTCGGGCAGCTCGTCTTCCCGGGCGATGCGCTCCCAGCTGACCAGGTCGGTGGTGACGTTGCAGCCGGATGCCATGCAGTCGGTGTCGTCCACGTGTGCCCTCCCCAAGTGCGGAAACGATCTAAGGTATCGCCGTCGTCGAGGCCCTGGTTACAGGTACGGGCCGTTGTTCTTGGTCCACCAGCGGAACGGGTAGCTGGGCGTGGCGCGCAGCGTGCGGGTGCCCACCGCGCTGCTGACGACCACGATGGCGATGCGGACGTTGGCGCCGTCCCGGTCGGCGGCTTCGACGACCAGGTCCAGGGCGCCGGCGTGGGGTTGGAAGCTGGCGTCGCCCGGGTACTGGCCCGGGTCGCCAGCGGCGCTGGGGGTGCCGCTGTCGCTGGACAGGTAGCGCTGGATCGTGGTGGGCCCGCTGCCCTTGACCACGGCCAGGTCCATGCCCCACTCGGTGTATCCCTCGCGCAGGCCGTTGTAGTTGACCTCGATGTGGTCGCCCACGGCCGCGGGCACGACCAGCTCACCGGCGGCGGTGAGGATGGTCCAGTTGCTGCCCGGGAACCCGCCGGTGTCGGGGATCGGGATGTTCCCGGACGTGATGGTGGCGCGGCGGACGGCGGGCTTGGTGGCCTTGCCGTCGAGCGCGGTCTGGGTGGCGGTGGAGATGGGCTTGGCGGCGTCGCTGGTGTTGTCGGCGTTGCCCAGGCCGACGTCGGTCTTGGTGATCGCCAGGTCGGTCTTGAGCTGCGCCAGGGTCCGGTTGGTCCACGCGCCGGCCTTGCGCTGGACGATGTCGTCGTTGGCCGGGGCCAGCGCGGCGATCGCGGTCAGGTCGCCGTCCAGCGGCTGGTAGCGCAGGTCGCCGCGGGCGTTGGTGAGGTACTGCGGGTGGTCGTCGTCGGCCAGGCCGGTCAGGCCGCCGTGGTCGGAGACGTTGTCGTGGGTGTGGCCCAGCAGCGAGTAGGTGGCCACGGTGGTCGGGGTGGTCGCGGGGGCCAGGTCGGCGAACTCCAGCGTGCCGCTGCCGGCCGAGGGGATGGACAGCTGGAAGCGGTCCTGCCAGGCGTCGGTGTCGACGGTGACGGTGTAGGTCCAGCCGGACGGGCTGTAGGCGGGGTCGTCGCACGCGGGCAGCTGCACGGTGGCTTCGCCGGCGGCCAGCTTGGCGACCTTGTAGACGGGCCCGTGGATCAGGTTGCCTGCGCTGTCGCGCAGCGCGTCGTCCGACCGGAAGACCACCTTGCCCTTGGCGGCGGTGACCTGGTCGTCGTGGGTGATCCGGATGTGCAGGGTGCGCAGAGCCACCAGAGATCACCTCCAGGGCTTGGGCGCCCAGCGGTAGCGCCAGGGGTCCCAGCGGGGGTAGCTGCCGATGGCGTCGGCGTAGTTCGCGGCGCGGTCGGTGGCGGAGTGGCCGCCACGGGGCTTCGTGGCGGTGGCCAGCCAGCGCCAGGCGGCGGCGGCCGAGTCGGTGGTGTGCACCTCGGGCGGTGCGAAGCCGGCGCGCGGGCGGACGACGGTCCACTGGCCGGGGCCGGTGCGGCGGATGGTGGCGCGGTCCCTCATGACGCGGTGGCCACGCCCAGGCGGGCGGCCAGGCGGTCCAGGTAGGCGTCGACCAGGCGGCCGTGATCGACTGCGCCGGTGACGTATCCGGCGATGTCCGGGGCGCTCTTGTCCTTGGACGGGCTGCCGTAGGGCGCGGACGCCATGACCTCGACGGCCAGCGCGATCGCGCACTGTTGGTCGTGGCGGGCCCGGCGGATCAGGCGTCGCAGGTGCCGCTTCGTCACCGTGGCTCACCTCCCTCTCGGGTGAGCCGGTGATCTGCGGATGGGTCGGGGTGTCCTGCCGATCAGCGCCGGTCGTCGTCCTCGTCGGCCCGGCGGGCGGTGGGCTCGTCGACGTCGGACCACGGCACGTGCACGCGCCCGTTGGGGCCGACGTCCAACAGGTACTGCTTGCTCCACTCGTCGACCTGGACCACGCGGCCGTAGGCCAGGCTGTGCGGCAGCCGGACGCGGTCGCCGACGCACCAGACCCGGCGGGGCCAGTCGTGGCGGCGGCCGTCGACGTGCTCGGCCGCGACGCGCAGCAGGTGCGCGAGGTCGTGCCGGGGGTCGCCGGTGGCGGGCAGGGACAGGCTTCCCAGGGTCAGCACCGTGTTGCCGATGCGGATGGCGACCGGGGCCTGGGTCGGTGCGGGTGCGGCGGCAGCGAGCGTCACGGCTGGTCTCCCGGGGGTGAGAAGCACCAGGGCCGCGGGGGCGCGGCGCGGGGAGAGGCGCGGCGGTCTTCCGGCCGCGGCCCTGGTGCGGTTGAGGGGGAGACGGGCAGCGGATCGCGTCTCCCGGATACGACGAAGCCCCCGCTGCAACCGGGTGGGCGCGGGGGCTTCGTCGTGGACTGCCGGCCTGTGGCCACAGCTGTCCTCACTGCACACGAGTGTCCAACGAGGTCAGCGGGCCGGTCAAGCGGGCAGTCTCCCCCTCAGCCGGCGCGTCGCTCGCCAACGCGACGCGCGTGGTCTGCCGATCGTGATTCAGCCCATGCGATGCAGTCCCCCAATCGGTAGCGCGGGTGTCCGTCCGGGTGGGTGCGATCCGCCGCAATTACCCGGCCCAGCGCGCTGCGAAACGTCGAGTAGTTCCACGGCGTTCCCGGCGGGGCGAGCATCGGCACGGCCCGGGACGCCTCGGCCGCGGTGACCATGTACTCGGCCGCGGCTTCAAGCAGCCATTCCCGCCGTTCGTCGACCTCGTAGACGCACGGCCGACCGGTCGACAGGTCGAGGCAGTCGGGGTTGCGGCACACCACGAAGGTCGACTCGGGTCGGGAGTACAGCGGCTTGTGGCAGCCGTCGCACAGGCCCACGTACCAGCGGGTCGGGGCGCGGTCGATGACGTGCTGCATGCGGCTGGCGATGTAGACGACCTCTTCGGCCAGGCGACCGAGGTCGTCGAACCAGCGCAGCCGGCGCTGGTCGAGCAGCCACTGGGCGGCGCGGGCGGCCGGGCCGGGCCGGTAGGGCAGCTGCGCCGGGTCGTCGTGGTGGCGGCCGGTGGGCCGGGCCGGGCCGGTGCGGCGGCCGTCCGAGCCGCGGGCGGGTGGTGCCACCACGGCCAGGTGCGCTTTGGCGTGGCGTGGTGGCGGCGGGACCACGACGGCGTCGAGGTCCAGGGGCAGGCCTGCGGAGTCGGCGACCGCGCGTGCCCAGGTGGTGACCGTGTTGACCAGCTCGTCACGGGCGACCGAGCCATCCCAGTGGAAGGGCAGCGGGCGGTCGGCGGGGTGGCCGCCGCCGGTGTCCTCGGCCAGGCGGGCCTGGCGGCTGATCACGGTGTCGAGATCGTCTTCGACCCGCACTATTCGGGTCAGGGCGTCACGGAGTACATCCGTGTGGGTGGTGCAGATCCGGGCGTCGACCGCGTGGGGCGCGAGACAGCCGGGGAAGACGCACGGGTCGGTGATCTCATCCTGATGTTGCATTGAGTCACGCTCCCCTGTGCTTCGTGCCAGGGGACATTCGCATTTAGCAACGCTGTGTGACAACCGCGTTGGGCTAAATGGCTGAAAGTCGATCACGTTTCGTGGCTCGTTGAAACGTCACGGACCCCTGCGGACGATAGTCGTGGTACGTCGATCATGTGTTCGACTCGCTGTTACCGTGCGGTAGCTGACAGCGTGGGGCGGGCCACCCCGGGAAACAGCGGGGCCCGCACTCCCGTGAGGGGGGAGTACGGGCCCAGACCTGTGGGGCAGGCCGCCAGAGCGCTTCGCCAACCGCGGTTACCCGGTTCAACGGCCAACCCGACCCGAGGTTACGCGGCGGCGCGCTCCAAGATCGCCTTGCGCAGGTACGCCAGTCCCCGCAGCTCGTCGTCCTTGGTCGTCCCGGACCACAGCGCGCGGGCGTCCATCGGCTCGACGACCGGGACCTGGGAGACCAGGTCGACGTCCAGCGGGTGGATGTGCCAGGCCACGCTGCCCCACTCGTGCTGGACGTAGAGCACGGGCCAGCCGGGCAGCTGCGGGTCGTTGAACGCGATCGCCGCGGACCGGATCACCTGCTGCGCGCCGGGCATGGCCAGCATCAGGCCGATGAGCGTGGCGCGCTCCCGGTAGGCCGTGCGTTCGGCCGGCGCGTACCGCTCGACCCAGCGCAGCGACTCGACGGCCTTGGTCAGCAGCGCGCGCCAGTGGACGTCGCAGCCGTGCACCAGGTGGCCGTCCTGGTCGACGTCGAGGTTCGGGCACGCGCGCGCGTCCCCCATCTGCTGGTTGTAGGTGGCGACCAGGTACACCAGCTGGTTGCGGACGCGGGTCCGGACTTCCGGCTTGGTGACGTCCTGGTCGGTGATCTCGTCGAGCGTCGGCATCGTGGGCCCCTCACTTCCGGTGGTGGCTCAGGTGGTTGAGGCTGGTGAGCGCACGGGGCGCCAGCTCGTCGACGCGGGTGAGGCTGTCCGCCACCCACACCATCACGTCGCGCACCGCCGTGACTTCCCCGTCGACCAGGTGCGCGTTGTCGCCGGCGACGTCGGGCACGCCGGTGCGGTCGTGCCGCAGCGCGCCGGGCTGGTCGGCCGGGACCACGCGCCAGCTGTAGAGCTGCATCACCAGGGCGTCCGCCCTGGCGGCCAGCGTCCGCGCGGTCAGCTGGACGCCCAGCACGATCTCGCGCACCACGTCCAGCGGGTACGGCCGCGGTGCGCCGGCCAACGCTCCGGTGACCTGCTCGGCCAGCCGGACCGCGCAGCCGTCCAGGTCGACCAGCTCGTCGCCGTCCGGGTAGGCCTTCGTCCAGGCCGTGATGGCCTCGACCTGGTCGAGCCTGGACGGCCCGGCCGCGGTGTCGACGTCGACCTGGCCGTCGTCGAGGGCGCGTTCGCCCACCTGGTCGACCAGGGCGCGGCCGAGGTCGTGGGCCCGCCGCTCGACCTCGATCAGGTCGTCGGCCAGCTCCGGGCGGGTGCCCAGCAGGCCGCTGACGACGTCGAGCAGCAAGGCGGCCTGGACGGCGACCGGTCCCGCTGCGTCGCGGTCGGCGAGCACGCGCGACGCAGCGGCGCGTAGGGCCAGAGCGGATTCCACGTGCGCGCCGTTGGCGATCACGACTCCACCTCGTAGTCACCGGCCGGGAAGTCACCGGCCAGGTAGACCGCCGGGGTGCGCGGTCCGTCGAGGGAGAGTCGGGCCTGGTAGGACAGGTCGACCTCGATCACGACCTGCTCGTCGCCGACCAGGTCGTCGCCGACGTCCAGGGTGGTGGCCACCACCAGGGGCACGTCGTCCGGCACGGCCAGCGGCACGTCGTCCGGCACTCCCAAGATCCGCACGAACTCCCGTACGGTCATGGGGTCGCGGGGTGGCTTGTACTCGGTCACGTGGTAGGGCATGGGTCAGCTCTCCTCGGGCAACTGGGAGGTGCCGCGGGGACGCGCATGCGGGCGCGTCTCTGCGGCCGAACCGGTCGTCATCCGCTTGTGGATGGTCTGGTCGACGACCTGGTGGACGGACTTGATGACCAGCTCGTCGACCAGCTCGCGGACCTGGTCGACGGTGGTCCGGGGCCAGAAGTCGGTGTCGTAGTCGTCGGTGATGACGTTGGCCAGGCGGACCACTTGATGCCGCAGCTCGGTGACGGCGCGTTCGAGGTCGGCCCGTTCTTCCTGCTGGGCCTGGTACAGGCTGGTGCTGAGCAGCACGGCGACCGGGCGGGGGTTGCCGCCGCGGCCGCGCGTTATCTCGATCGGCTCGCCCGACGCCATCGTGGCGTCCACGACCGCGCCGAACGTGTTCTTGGCGGTGGTGCTGTCTACCTGACGCATAGCGACCAATCTAGCCAATTCAGCTAATCCAGCTAATAGCACATCCGGGTGAACTCACCGCTTCCAGTACCGCCCTGGCGCCAGGCGGATGCGCCGGCCGGGCTTGCGACGTGGCCGGGGTTCACCGGCGGCTGCCGCCGCCGCACGTCGGCGTTCGTCGGCGGCGCGGGCCTGGGCCATCAGCCGCTCGCGGAACTCGTCGGACGCGGGTGGCTTCGGTTCGGTCGGCTCGGGCTGGGGTTCGGGTTCGTCGTGGGTGCAGCGCTGGACGACCAGGTGTCCGCGCGGGCCGGTGATCTGGCGGAACCCCTCGTCGTCGCACTGGTCGCAGTCGGCCGCGGCGGCCACCAGGCGGGCGATCCGCCGGGCGTTCTGCTCGCGCAGCTGCTGCGCGTCGTCGTTCCTGGTGACCTCGACGTCGACGGCCTGGCGCAGCTCGTCGGTCTCGGCGGCCGAGCGGAACGGCACGCTGGGTGCCTGCCTGCGCAGCGCGTTGACCACGAACCCGCGTGGGTTGGGGATGTCCGGCGGGCAGGACGGCTTGCGACCGCTGTCGTAGGCGATGAGCTGCACCAGCTGCTCATCGGTCCAGCCGGCCACCACGTACGGCGCGATGCGGCGGGCCAGCCAGGCCACCCCCACCCCGCGCAGCGACAGGGGTAGCCGCTCGTACCGACCCGAGGGCATGCCGTGCCCACTCTGGGACACGCCCAACAGGCGCTGAGCTGCACGTACGACGCGTGAACCGGGTCGGCTGGTACGTTTCGAACCCCCGCTTTGCCCTGACGCTCCTTCGTCTGAGCGCGGCGAAGCCGCTCGTTTCTCCACAACCGCGCTGGAACTGCATGGACGATCTCTTTCTAGATGATCAGCGTTGGGGCTGGAATTTTCCGTCTGCCCTGGTAGAGCCGCCGTGCGCCCCGGCTGCACGGCCTTGCGCGTGAGGGTGCCGCGCCGGCGCTGTGCGCGACGCTGACGGGCCTTCCCCAGGCTGGCCACCTTGGGCCTGCCCCACGCTTCGGCGGGCAGCTCGGAGGGTTCAGGGGGTGCGGGTAGCCGCAGCTGGTACACCTGCGCCACGTTGATCCACTCCCCCTTGTGGGACGGGGGCAGCTCGGGCGCGGGCACGGTGTCCCGGAACGGGTCCAGCTGGACGACGATGGCGCCGGTGCGCATCTCGTCGTTGATCTGCTCCCGCAGCTGGGCCTTGGCCCGCTTCAGCTCTTCGGCCCGGGCCTCGGTGTGGGCGGCCAGGCGCTGCTCGTAGGCCTCCCTGGCCGCGGCTTCCTCGGGCGTCTCGTCCTCGGGCTGGGGCATCGGCTTCTTGCGGGTGCCGGGCACCACGATGTGCAGCAGGCCGGCCTGGACGAACCACTCCACGATGTCCGCGACGTAGTCCAGGCAGCAGCCGGCGGCCTCGGCCAGCTCGGGGTAGGTGCAGCCGTCCCGGGTGATCGCGCCGCCGTGCAGCGGCACGGCGTAGGCGATGGCGTGGGCGATGGCCAGCCACTTGTCCTTGCGGCGCTTCTGCCAGGGCTGGGAGCTGATGACCTCGACGACGTGGTCCAGCCACACCTCACGGCCTTCGACGCACGCCCTGGTGCCCGGCGGCGGGGTCAACTTGATCAGCTGTTCGTACCAAGCCCATCGGCTATCCGGACGAATCCAGCGCAGCAGCGACCACCGCACGCCGTGAGCGAGCATCCAGGCCACGACCCGGCCGGACTCCCAGTCGTCGGCCCAGGCCACCGCGGACTCGCGCGCCCAGGACGTGGGGTCGGGGTCGCGCAGGACGATGGCGTCGTCGGTGGCGTCCAGGCCACCGGACATCTGCCACTCAACGTCGCAAACCGGGAGGGATCGACCACCCGGCGGGGCTGGTCGCCACCGGCCCGGCAGGCCGCAGCTGACGCACGCGGGTGCGGGTTCGTGCGCTTCGGGGGACACCCGTTCGGCAGGGGGCATTATGCGCCCTGACCAGGACTTTTTAGGGGACCCTGTTCACCCGAATGGATGAAAGATCGCACTGGGGGCCACGCTCTCCGGCGTGGCGGCCCGGTAGCTCTGCCGCACTGTCGGTGCAGGCCGCTACCATTCGTCACGCCTGCGACTCGGGAAAAGTTGGGCAGGCACCGGCCACGCAGCGGCGCCAACCGCACGCGTGCCAGCTCCTCGACCTTTGGTGGTCGAGATCGGGGCCTCGGGACTTCGGTCCCGGGGCCCCCATTCAGTTATGGGGGGGTCGAGCCCCGCACCGGTGGGGGTGCCGATGGGGGCGGCCACACCGGGTGACCGGTGGGTGGGGGCCATCTAAGCGCGCCGCGTGCAACGTCCGAACGCGACACACGGCGCAAGTTTCCGCAGTTCAGCCCTTCGTACGCATACTCATCGGTTCGCTATACGAAGAACGATCAAGAACGATAGAGTCCCGCGTGCGCGCGCACGCGCGCGCGCGAGAAATTCGCACCTCAAAGCTGCTCTGACCTGCGCTTTTGTAGATCCTGTAGTGCGCGGAGTTGATCTTGATAGGCCCTCAGCTCGGCCGCGAACCGCGCCAGCGCCGCCCGATCGCGCTCGGTCAGTGGTCCACTCGAACGGGCTAGTGCGGGCGGACCCGAGCCGACGTCGACCGGGCGGCATTCGGGTCGACGCCTCTCGGCCGGGCCGGTCATCGGGGTTCCGGGGTGTTGCGGGCGGTGGCCGGGGTGACGGGCCAGGCCGCGGACTCGTCGCGCACCAGCTCGTAGGACACCTTCCAGCGGCGGCCGTCCCGTACGGCGATCTCCGCGGCCAGCGGCGGGTCCTCCCCCGCCACCGCTCCGGCGGGCAGGACCAGGCGCAGCTCGACCAGCACCGGCTGGGACTCGGGCATGTCCAGGTCGCTGGCCTCCCGCCGGGTCGGTAGCCGGGTGATGACGTCGACGGGCCAGGACACCGGTCCCAGCGCCAGGTCCTGCTCGACGCGCTCGACCCAGCCACCCGGGCCGGTGTCGGAGTCCGCGACGACCGGGGCCTGGTCGACGAGCGCGGGTGACAGGTAGGTGCTGGTGATCTGCATGGGCTCGGTCTCGCTGATGCCGACGACCCGCCGCCGCTCGACGACCTCGGTACCGGGCTCGACGTGCAGCAGCTCGGCGACGTCGTCGGCAGCCGGGCACGGCACGCGGTGGATGGTCGGCGGGCCCAGCGGGCGCCAGTGCCCGGCGTGCTGGTTGAACAGATAGCCCAGCTCATTGCGGGCCACGGCCATTCCGATGGCCATGCGCTGGCGGGGTGCGGACGGTGGCAGGACGAAAGCACCGGAGCGGGCCTTGGCCCGGATGCGGTTCCGCGCGACGAGCACGGACATCGCCTCGCCCACCAGCGTCCTGCTGATGTTGTAGCTCTCCTGCAACGACCGCCAGGACGGCAACCGCGCACCCGGCGGAAACTCGCCGGCGTCGATCCGCCGTTCCAGGTCGTCGGCTACTAGCCGGTAACGCTCCACGGCAATGCCTCCTAAGGGTGAACTGCGCCGACTCAGACATTGACATCTGCGCCGACGCAGATCAAGCTACCTCAGGAAGATCACCCGAATACAGGGCCCCGACCGGATCTTGTCCATCCGGCCGGGGCTGGCTCACCCGTCGTCGGAAGGACGGATTTGCCATGCGTAGTAAAGCAAACACGTGGAGTGTTCATGATCGGGCGTGGTTGTGATGGGGCGCCGGCCGAGCGTCGACCCCCTCGACCCCGACGAGCGGTTCACCCGCTGGTACTTCCTCATCGCCGTGCTGATCCTGGTGGCCAGCCTGGTCAACCTGCTGATGACGGCCGACGACCTGGACCTGGACAGCGACAGCGGTCTGCGCTGGATGGGCGGGGTCGTCGTCCTGTGGTCGGTGCTGACCTGCGCGACCTACTCCGTGTGGGTCAGGCGGCGTCGCCGGCGGCGCGACCGCTCGGGGGGCCGTCGATGAGCACGTCCACCGACAAGCTGGTCCGCTTCCAGCCGCGCCCCGACGACACCTACCCCGCCGACTCGCTGGTGTACCTGCGGCTCAAAGGCGCCCGCAAGCGCCACCCCGTCCCCTCGATCGCGGTGGTCGTGGGCAAGGTCAACGTCGAGATCTTCCCGGTCACCTACCCGTCCGAGACGAAGGGCAACCTGGTCACCAAGGTCACCCACGCGATGACCCTGTGGCTGCTCCTGGACAGGGTCGTCGGCTATCTGCCGCTGACGGCCACCGACTGGCACATGGCGCGGGCGGTCGCCGAACACTGGGCCGGCCAACTGGCGTCCCGGAAGGTCAACCCCCGCGACCCGGACTCGATCCTGCGCTGGGCGGGCGAGCTGCTGGCGCGCAGCCCGCACGGCGTCCAGGCCCTGGCCGATGTCGAGTCGTTGCCCACCCCGCCGCCAAGTTCGATCGACTAGGAGGAAGACCACCTTGCCCAGGAAGAGCCTCGACGAGAAGGCGGCCTCCGCCGCGCGGCTGCGGGAGCACCGCACCAACCCGGACGTCGTCGCGCTGCACGTCGAGCGTGTACGGCGAGTCTGCGACGTGCTGGTCTGGACCGGGATCGTGGGCGGCCTGGCGTTCACGATGGTCAACGTCCAGGCCTTCGCCGCGCGGGGTCTCGACAAGGACAGCCCAGGGTGGTGGGCGGCTTGGGTCCTCGACCCGATCGTCAGCCTGGTGCTGATCGGCCTGCTGCTGGGTGAGCAGGTTCTGGGGCGGTGGCAGGTCAGCACCCGCGCCACCCACGGCCTGCTGAACTGGATCAAACTCACCAAGTGGGGCACGTTCGCCGCGACCTACACCATGAACACCTGGGAGTCCTGGCACAGGTTGATCGACGACGGCCACGGCGCCAGCGGCGTGGTGCTGCACTCGGTGCCGCCGTTGCTGGTGCTGTTCGCGGCCGAAGCCGGGCCGAAGATGCGCGACCGCCTGACCGAGGCCGTCGAGGCTGCCGCAGCCGCGGCAGGCCACGCCCGGCCGAAGGTCGCACCGCGCCGGCCCGCTGCGGTCCAACCGCCCGCCACGCCCACGACGCCCAAGCTGGCCATCGCAGTCGATCGGCTCCGCCGGTTCGTGCGGGCCTGCAACGCCGGCGCGTGGGCGCTGACGATCAACGCGGGCCTGGCCACGGTAGGCCTGGCGGGCCCGACCTCGGGCCTGACCGGGCCGGGCCGGGCCCGCGCTGACGAGCAGGCCGGGCCCGAGGCCGACGAGCAGGCCGGGCCGGGCCGGGCCGGGCCCGAGGCCGACGAGCAGGCCGGGCCGGGCCGGGCCGGGCCCGAGACCGACGAGCAGGCCGGGCCGGGCCGGGCCGGGCCCGAGACCGAGGCCGAGCGCACCCAGCCGTTCAAGCCGGTGGAGCAGCCCACGCCCGCGAAGCTCACGGCGGACGACCTCCCCGACGAGCTGCTGACGGCCGCCGTCGAGTGGGCCCGGCAGCAGCTGGCCGAGCGGGGGACGTGGACGCGCGGGGACCTGCTCGACGCGATGCGGGCGCAGAACCGCAGCGTGCAGCACACCATGCGCACGCCACTGGTCGAGGCGGTCCGTGACCGGCTTGCACCGGTTGGGGCGACCGAGTGAGCGCCCCCGTCGACCAGGACCGCACCGCCGATGAGGTCTTCGCGTCGACCCCGTTGGTGGTCGACGGGGGTGTGGGTGAGGTCGTCGACGAGCGGGTCGACGGCTGGCACTGGCGCCAGGTGCTGCTCTGGACCTGGCCGCTGCTGGTGGCGCTGGTGGGGCTGTCGGTGTGGCTGTGGTCGGGCTGGGTCCTGGCGGCGCTGGGTGCGGTCGTCGTGATCGTGGTCGTCGTGTGGGCCTGGCGGGCCCGGCCGGGCCAGGCCGGGCGCCAGCGGGCCCGGCCGGGGCCGGGCCCATCGGGCCGGGGCCGGCCGGGCCGGGCCCGATGGGCCCCGTGGAACCGGGCCCGCCGTACGGCCCGGGCCCGGGCCCGGCAGGCCCGCAGGCCGGGCCGGGCCGGGCCTGCGGGCCGGGCCCGGCAGGCCCTGCGTCGGGCCCGGCGGGCCGTGACGGGCCCGGCCCACCGGGCCCGTGCCGCAGCGGGCCGGGCCCGGCAACAGGGCGCGGGCCGGGCCCGGCAGGCACGCGCGGCGGCGGGCGCCGCGTTCTCCCGGCGGGCCCGGCGGTCGGCTTCCGCGCGGGCCGCTGTCCGCGCGGGCGGCGGGCCAGGCCGGGCCCGGTCGCGGTCGCGCGGGCCCGGTCGTCCCGCGCCGAAGCCGAAGCCGTACGGGAAGAAGGAACGAGCGCGCAGGAAGGCCCGGGACAAGGACCGGGCCTGGAGGAAGAAGAAGCCCAACCGCGACCGCTGGTCGCCGGACTGGGCCGTCGCCGGCACGTGGGCCCGGCGGCAGTGGGAACGCGGGCTCAACGGCTGGAACCGCGCCGCCACGGTGGTGGGCGACGAAGTCCGGTCGGGCCGGTGGCCACGCACCTTTTTCGAACCCCTCGACGGCCTGTTCCCGAACGGGCCTGCACACCGACGGAATGGAGGCACGATGACCAACGCGGCGACGATCAGCAGCGACGTGATGTCCGCAGACGAGCGGACCTACCGGGGCCTGGCGACCGAGTACACCGCCCAGGCCGAAGCGCACGAGGACTGGGCGGAAGCGGACCGGCGGGAGCTGGCCGAGCTGGGCGAGATGGGCAGCCCGCCACAGGAAATCGTCGACCGCATGGACGAGCTGGTGGACAACATCGGC